AAGAATAAACGATCTGTCTGGTCGGTAACAGTCAAACCATATAAGGAAGCACACTTCGCAACGTATCCACCTGACTTAATTGAACCTTGCATACTGGCAGGGAGTGAGAAAGGAGATACAGTTCTTGATCCATTTATGGGTGCAGGAACCACCGCAGCAGTTGCAAAGGCACTTGGTAGGAATTACATAGGATGTGAACTTAATGAGAACTATGCTAAACTAATTGAGAAAAGAATCAGTGATTATCAACCAGTTCAAGAAGTGGCACAAGACCCACCCATAAGTATTCTAGACATCATATGAAAAATAAAATAAGTATTCCAACTTATGTCATAAGTTTGGAGAGAAGACAAGATAGAAGAAGGCATTTTATTGAAAAAAATAAAGATAAGGTTTTATCTTGGTCTTTTTTTAATGCTTATGATGCAAAGGGTTTAGGGTTAACATATAATGAGTTAAAGAGAATAGGATTTGACACAAATCAAACGTGGAAAGACCCTATGGATGGTCAACATTTAAGTGTTGGTGGTGTAGGGTGTTTTATAAGTCATTTCACTTTATGGGAAACTTGTATTGCATCTAATTCCCCTATTTTAATATTAGAAGATGATGTTATTATTGAAGATGAGTTTAATTATCAAGACATAATTAATCTGATAGATGAGGGGTATAATTTAATATATCCAGGATATGCTGAAATGGGTGTTGCCAAACCTGTAGAAGGAAAAACTGGACTTGTGATACCTGATTATCCATACTGGGGGTCAAGTTATGTAATTACACCTGATAGTGCAAGGATACTCATAAATGATGAAATAAAACATAATATAATACCAGTTGACGAATATATTTCAAATAAACTATCCGAGTTAAATCCTATCGCTTATGAGAAAAGAATTATACATCAAGTGCCTAAAAAAGATGGTATATCTGATATAGACCCACACTGGGGGGCAAATCGCAGATATTTTCAGGATTTTAATGTTCATTCTTATAATAATAATGATAGTGAACAATCCTTAGAAGAATTTGTACAATATCTTCCTGATAATGATGTCGTAATATATTATGAGGATGAAAGTAAATTTAAAAAATATGTTGAAAACGAAATTAGTAGAAAATTTTTATACACTAATTCAAGCATAATTAGAGGAGAAGACGATTTATTCATGCCCAACTTGATAGAGGGTAAGGATGATTTTGATTCAGAAATATACGCATCTAGAGTTTTTAAGATTAAACAAATGTTGAACACTAACAAAATGATACAAATGAATACAAACAATACTGAAAAGATATTTTTAGAGATAGGCACATCTAATTTTGATACTCTGATACCATTAATTAAAAATGGGTGGAGAGGTTATTGCGTTGAACCAATCGTAGAATATGTAGATGATCTCTCAAAATTAAATCAAAATGTTGTAATTTCTAATTGTGCGATTAGTTCATATGATGGCACTCTCAAAATGTATCAGAGCGTAAGTAATCATGAAGAGTGGTCAAGGGGCATATCTCATGCAGTTGAGCAACAGGGAAGTAAACTATTAGAATCTGACAAATGGTCTTTTTTAATGAAAGATATAATTGATGTGCCTTGTTACACATTATCAACTTACATTAAACGTATGGGTATCACACATATAGATTTTTTAAAGGTCGATGTAGAAGGACATGAAAATGATATATTTGATACTTATGATTGGATTGTGAAACCTACATTTATTAAAATAGAGCATTTTCATATTGATGATGCAAAATTAAGAAAGAATCTAGAAAATCAGGGATATATCGTTTTTACAGAACCATATGATTTATATGCAGTTGGTTCATTTGCACCTAAAGTACATACCGTTACATTTGGCACAGACGAAACTATGATGAGTGCATTATATAACAGTGCTAAACGTCATCATATTGTGTTTGAAAATTTAGGCAAGGGTTTAGAGTGGAAAGGTGCTTCCAAGACCGACAATACAGGAGGTGGTCAAAAGATTAATATAATTAAAAAATATATACAAAATTTACCTGATAACGATATTGTGATGTTTGTTGATGGATATGATGTATTCATTTCTAATAACATTAATACAATCATGCAAGAGTATTATAAAATGGACGCAAAAGTTGTGTTTGCTAAAGATTACAAATACTGTTGGCCAGACGCTACGTTAGCAGAATTATTCAGTGATGGGGAAGGAGTTTATCTTAATAGTGGATGTTGGATTGGTGAAGTCAAAGAAATGAAACATATATTAGGTTCGGAGATAAGGGATGATGAAGATGATCAATTATACATTACTAAAAAGTATCTTTCAAAAAAATATGATATGAAATTAGATAAAGAGTGTAAGATATTTCAAACAACAGATTATTATGACATGAATAATGTAGTTATGAAAGACAACAAATTGTATAATACATCAACTAAAGTTTATCCATGTGTATATCATGGTAATGGAGGAAGTGATGCAAAGGCAAAATGGAAAGAACTTTATAATGCTATTGATATGACACTAGACACTTAAATAAGTGTCACAAGACATATCCATTAACATCTAAAATATTATATAATAGAAGAGTAAACAAAGGAGAGATTATGCTCGAAGGATTAGTATTCACACTGATACTGTTGACATTCAGTATTGGTTCAGCAATCGGTATCGTAAACTATGGAACAAAAGGGAGGTTCTTTTAATGAAGTGTAAAGTACAATTATATGTCGCAGGTCAAGTCTTTGATGAGATTGTCAGGGCAGTTGATTATCAGGAAGCAAGACAAGTTGCTCTTGCAAGAAATCCTAACGCTACCGTTGTAAGTGTCACTGCTGTATTTTAATGGCAAGAAAAGAAAATTATCAAAAGTTTTACCCAACTACAATACCATCTTTATTAGATGCTAAAGTAGGACAACCAACTGGTTGGGTATCTAAGGATGGTATGTGGGCAGCAGTGCCATCCAACGGAAAAAAGTTTGCTATCGTCCATAATGGTATCGTAGAACACTTTTCAAAGAACTTTGAGTGTGCTATGACATACATAAAAAAAGGTATTCAAAAGGAGAAGAAAGATGCACGATCAAAACCAAGCAGATAAGTGGGATAGAGGTAGAACTCTTTTGCTTGAATCATTATATAAACCTGATACTAAACTTCGTGGTTGTGCATATAATCAAGGTTGCTTTGATGAAATGCTTGCAATTCGTGATGAGATTATTGAATACGTTAGTAAATTAGAGAATCCTCATGTAAAGTTTACTAAATTCACACTCTAATATTATGAAGCATACATAAAGAAAATAAATACATCAGTTGAGTTTTCCTTATGTTATCGACACAATATCGTTTACGTCTTGAATCTATTTGCAAGAACATATCAGAGGGTAAAGATGTAAATCTTGAAGATATGATATGGGCAAATAAATTATCAAAGGCAAATACAACTGCAAGAGAAATGTTGCGAAGAGCGAGGAGGATAAGCATAAACCCAGATGATGATTTTTTTAATGGATTGAATCTTGGCGACCCTGACCCATCATCACATAAAAGTGGATTTGATGATGTGGATGACATAGCAGATTGGTTTCACCAAGATAGATGTGATGATTGGCGACAGAGAGACTAATGGTAGTATGGTCTGTAATCATCATGATAGCAATATTAGTAGTGGTCGTAACGTGGTATATTTACTACTTACTGAAGATGTCATTTGATGAAATGAAGGACTAAGTATATGTGCGTAGGCATTTATTTTTTGTAACATAAACAGGTATTTTTGTGTGGGTTTCAATAAATAATTACAGCATTTTATGGAGGTTAAGATGAATTAAACTTTCTACATTATGAATTTAATCTCAGTACAGTATTCGACAAATGCACAACTTAATACCTTTCAATCAACTTAGTGGGTCTAAAGACTCAGACAAAGAATTAGTCGCAGACTACT